TGGTTGCAGGACAGCTTTCTCGAAAGTCTTGAAGGTTTCGGGGGGGCATAGTGGGAGCTTGGTGGCCCAATCATTTCTGAGTTCTACGGTGGGTGTGACTACAGTGACCACGTTGTTGTCGGAACCCAGGGTTCTCATGTATTGTTGAATGCTGTGTGACTTTCCAGAGCCGCCGCTGCCGTGAATTATTGTGCCCGGTTTCGTGATTGACTCATGCTGCATTTTGTAGGCGAAACTGGCTTTCCACTTATTGTCTTGGGCACAGAGCAGTTTGCCGGTGCGGTTGTTCTTGATGTCAGAGGCGTAGGCGGAAGCTCTAGTGTGTTGGAAGGTGATGTCAACAGCGAAGCGCTTCAGATCAACCAAACTTTCTTTCAGCTTAGTGGGTACTTCAGTTGGGAAGTCGACATGGGGAACTTTGTGTATATCTGTGATGGGAATGATGAGTAGGCCGTCTGGGTCCACCTGCTGTTGGTCCCCTTTGAAACCGTGTTTGTTTAGTAATGGGATCCAGGCTCTCCAAGGCAGTTGGCTGACGTCGACTTGGTCTACGGGAGTGGTAGCCGGTGCCACTCTGTGGGACGCCGGGAGGTTTTCTGGGGTTTGAGTGCTTTGGTGAGGGTCTTGGCTATCATTGTGGGGTTGTTGGTTTGCCGGCTCAGGCGTTTCCGAATGTGGTGCCTCGTTTGGTGTGGGGATTTGAAGAGTTCTGAGGGGATGTCCGAAGAGATCATGGGTGTGCATCCTGAAGGTGAGCGACAGTCTCTTTGGGCTGCATTGCGTAACTCTATGTTTGAGTTGCAGCCATGGTCCATCCATGATGAACATCTCTTGGTCTTGTAACTGGTAGGTGCCTCCGTTTGAGAATTGAAAATATGCTTTACCAAAGTTGACGGTGAGGATGGGGTGTCCGGCGTAGCATTTTTCGTCGTCTTTGTGCCATGGGATTCCGCCATTATGTTCATATTCTTGTATAAGGACAGCGTTGGCTTCAAAGGGCACGGTGGCT